AGGTAACTACAGAGCCATCAGTCTTGCCAACGATTACGATGTTATATCTAAAGCTGGGTTTGATGGGTTCTGGGAATATGAGGCTAATGTCCGCAATCTTGGTGTGTTTAAACCTGAGCAAATCAAATCCGCCATTGGAAACACTGGCGCATTTGACGCAACAAACCCCGACATCCGTAAGAGCCTACGCACTGCTGGAGAGCCAGCTACTAAGGAAAATGTTCTTGCAGCAATGCATTTGGAGCAGGCAAAGCAGCCATACATGAACTGCCTATTGTGTGTACAAATGGCTACAGGTGTTCCAAAACTATTGGACTTGCCACGCGTCAAGAAAGCTCAAGTTGGAGATGTATATACATTTAACGAGCGCAAGGACATGGCATCTCATTACGCCATCGATATTGGTAATGGGGACATTGCTGAAGTTGAAGGATGGGGTGAAGATGTTCGTGTCTTGCCGTTGCAGTCGGTAGTTGATGAGTACGGAGAGCCAGACTCTATTCTCCGCCCGCCTGAGACTGCTTACACAGATAAAACTCCGCCGGTTCGCCCTAGCCTACGCACTAACGTCAAGAACGACATAAACAGCATGCCCAATGGTGCAGCCATCTGGGCTACTATGAACAGGGTCACTCCCCCACGGGAGACCAAAGGTTTTGTAGAGCGCATCACCAATGCTCTAGCACCAGAAGCATTCAGTTACATCCGTCAAAATTTCCTTGACCGTTACAACCGTTTAAACGATTACGACAAGATGGTCGCCAAACAAATGGGCGGTATTGAACTACTAGCAGACCAGAGCGCACATTGGGCATCTTTGAACTCTGATATGGCTGCTGGTGTTACAGCGTCTGCATTGGGTGTTGGCGACCGCATGGGTGGTACTGTAGTACTGAAGAATGGTTATTTCACCGTAAGTACCCTGAACGGTACTGTCAAAGGTCTTGTGGAAATCATCTCTCCGTTGGCCCGCCACGGTGACCCTGACATCTACCGGTCGTATCAAATTTGGAGTGCAGCCAAACGGGGAACACGACTAAGCCGTGAGGGTCGCTTTGAGTTGATGACTCCACAAGAAATCAAAGATGCGCTGACATTGGAACAGAAGTATCCCGAGTTTGTTGACGTTCAGAAGGAATGGATTAAATTCAACAACGGCATAGTCAAGATGCAGGTGGATGCAGGCATCATCACCCAAGCAGCCGGTCAAGAGTTTATGAAGTACTCAGACTACCTTCCGCTGTACCGTCAGATGGATGGTGAGAATACGCTTGGCCCAAGCATCTATCAAAGCATTGCTGGGGTTAAAGCTCCCAAGACCTACAAAGGTAAAGGTACTGGCCCTATTGAGGACTACCTTGAGACCATCGTCCGCAACACTCAAGCTGCCGTTCAGGCAAGCATGAAGAACGTTGCAGCACAAAAGGCTGTGAAGAACGGGATGATATTGGGAATGGTTAACAAACTTCCTGCGGTCTCCTCTGCGCCAAACACTATCACCATTTTGGAAAATGGCAAAAAGGTTTCTTATGAATGCGCAGACAAGCTCTGGGTTGAAGCTGTCAGCAGTTTAAACCTGCCAGAACTACCGTTCCTCAGCATCCTTGCAAAGCCCGCTGACCTGCTCCGTACCTTGGTAACCAAAGACCCCGGGTTCATGCTTGCCAACATGATGCGTGACTCTGTGTCTGCGTACATTACCAGCGGTGCAGACATTAAGCCAGTTATCTCTACCATCAAAAATTTTGGCGATGTAATGATGCACCGTTCACCAAGCTACCAAGCCCTGCTCAATGCAGGCGTGCTGGGTGGATATGAGTTCTCCCGCAATGTAGAAGCTGGGGCAGAGGCTCTTGCTAAAGACCTCCGCAAGAAAACTGGAACCCAGAGCGGGGCAGAGAAACTGTTTAAACCATTCACCGGTGTCTGGGACTTCCTTGAGCATGGAACTGGAGCGTCCGATGCTGCAACACGCATATCCGTCTATGAGTCCACCATGAAGGAAACAGGCAACGAGGCAGAGGCTATCCGTCGGGCTCTTGAGGTGATGAACTTCAACCGCAAGGGCCGCTCTGCGGTGGTTCGTATTGCAGCCGCTGCTATCCCATTCTTGAACGCCCGTGTCCAAGGCTTGGATGTGTTCTTCCGCGCAGGCATCCGACCGTTCTACGACAAGAACGCCACTGCATACGAGAAGCAGGTTCAGAAGGCTATGCTGATTCGCGGTGCAACCCTCATGGCTCTGAGCACTATGTACGCCGCAGCGGTCATGGGTGACCCTGACTACGAGAAACAAGAACAAGAGACCAAGGACAATTACTGGCTCATACCATCATTGGGTATCAAGCTGCCTATTCCATTTGAGGTGGGCACACTGTTTAAAACAATCCCAGAGCGTATCTATCGTTATTACTACGGTGCAGATACATCCAAGGACTTGGCTGACTCCATGAAGCGGGCGCTGCAATCCACGTTTGCGTTTAACCCTGTGCCTCAGGCTGTAGCTCCGTTGATGGAAGTCCGGGACAACTACTCAGTGTTTACACAGCGTCCTATCGTCAGCGACGCAATGAAGAACATTGCCCCTGAGTATCAAGTCAACGCAAGCACGAGCAAGTTTGCTGAATTCCTTGGGAAGCAGACCGGCACATCTCCCATCATGCTTGACCATATATACAAGGGCTACACAGGAACGATGGGCACATACCTATCTGATGTAATGGATGCAGTCTACAGCGCCGGTAGCGACAACCCCAAGGCCTCACAGCGGTTTGAGCAGACTCCCGTATTGAAACGGTTCCTTCTTGACCCTGAAGCAAGGGGTCAAGTCAGTGCCTTCTATGACCTAAAGCACTCAGTTGACCAGACCGTGCGGACGGTCAATCTACTGGAGAAGCAGGCCAGCCCAGACCTTGGGGAGTACATAAGCCAAAACATCTCCATGCTTGGGGTGAAGAAGTACGTATCCTCGGTAGATACCCAAATGCTGAAACTAAACGCTCAGGCTGCAATGATTCGCTCTACACCGATGCCCGCAGATGAAAAGCGCAAGATGCTGGACGAGGTTGCCAAGACTCAGGATATGTTAACTAGTAGCGTTCAGCTTATGAGGAAGATGGCCCAACCGTAAGGTAGCCGTTGTCAAAGAGCCAGCCTATGGTTTTGCGGTGGGCATCTTCCCAGATGTTTAAACGTTCCTCTCGGGACAGCTTGGAGCCTTGGTCAATCTTATAGTGACAGTAATGGCATAGGGCTGCGATACGGTAGTCTGATGCCTTGAGGCTCCTGCCCTTGCCGTCACGCATCTGATTGGAGTGGGCGGCTACCACAGTGCCATTCTGTATCCCACACTGCTGGCAGGGCGCTTCCCGTACAGCCTTCAGGAGTTTGTCATTTCTGTACGTCACGTTTTGCTTTGGTGGGTTTGATGGACACCAGACCATGACCAACGTTTAAACGTTCTACCATAAACTCGTCCGCAAGCACAAACGCTTTAGGGAGAGTACTAGCATCAGGGCCGTTACGCATCACCAAGCCACACATAGCGAACATAGCCGCTAGGTCTCTGAGGTTTTCTTCATGTTCATTCATTAGTTGAGCATTCCCTTGGGCGGCATATCTTTAGTAATTACCTTGTAGAGATTCTTATGGGAACTCTCAAGGGTATTCATAACCTCCGCAGCAGTCATATTGATAGCTGCAACACCTGACCCTTCCTCAGTGTCAAAGATAATCGCAACCTTGACGTTGTCTTTATCTGCAAAAGCCTTCATCATCAGATGAGTATAAAAGGAGAGAGCCTTCCTATCATCCTCATCCATATCATTTACCAGTGTTTTAACTGATTCTTCTGTTATAAGTTCTCTTTTCATTATGAGCCTTTTGTGGTCGGGGACAATCATCAGGAATATTAACTATGCAATATACAGCCTGTGCGGGCTTTTGATATTCAGCAAGATACCACCTGTCAATATAAACATCATCCATAGCTTCAAGGGTACGTCTTATCTGACGGTCATCAATACCTGTCTTCCTAATCAAATCATTGACAGTCAAACCATCTGTGTATCCAAGAAGAACCTCTCTTATGATTGGTTTAATTTTTCTGTACGTCATCAATAACGATTCACTTTAGACATTGGTCGTATAAACCCCGAGTGATGAATGGGAGCCCTAGGGGATGCTGGCTCATCATAAAATATCCTATCTGCAAATGATTGAGGAGAATGAAACTTGTCAGGGCATTCAAATCTGATTTGCTCAATAACCGCCTCAAGCTTCGGGTTCGGCAAAACATAGTCTTCCTTCTCAATCCTCATAGGGTCAACTGCATCCTTGAGCATCTGCCGGTATCTAGGTTCAAGCATTCTTGTTCTCCGTGTAAACAGTAGAGTTTTCTTTTGCATGACGCAGCGCGGCATACATCAGGCGCACGTCAATGATTGCATCCATCGTGCGGGTCAGAGCCAAGTCCAGCTTGTTCTCAATGAATGCGTTGTGGGCATCCTTCAGGGCCTGCTCTGCCTTCATGCAGGGAAGTGCGTAGTCAATAATTTGTTCAGTCATGGTTCATGGCGGTAATTGCCCATCCTAGTTCGTTGATTTTGGGTGTCTTCTTGTTGAGAATCTTCTGTGCCTTGAGGAAGTCAGACTTGTACTGAACAGCCCGTTGGTAGCTGCCGCCAATCACAGAAACAGGAACCCGCTTCATGGCCTCAGCCAAAGCCTTCTTCATCCTGTCTATTTGTTCTTTGTCATCAATCATTTGCGTTCTCCTGTGACTGCATTGTCCATGAGAAACCATTGATTTCTGCATGATGACAATTTATAAAATTGACACCATATCTTCTTCACAAACAAAATAAACTTTCATAAAATTAACACAAAATGATGTTAGATTCCGCCAAACTTTTTGGAGTCGTTATGCAGGCTAAAGTTTCCAGAGAAGAGTTCATCAACATCTGGAGCCGTTTTGGCTCCGCTTCAAAGGTGGCAAAATGTTTAGATGTCTCTGAGCGCTCTGTCCTCAATCGCAGGCGAAGGATTGAGCAAGACACAAATCAACCGCTCATCAGTTTGGATAACAGGTCACAGGCATATTCAAATGTTCAGCCCATCCAAACATCACTCAACAAGATTGAGCTTGGCATACTGAACCAAACCGTCATCGTCTTCAGTGATGCGCATTTTTGGCCCGGAGAATACACCACCGTTTACAAGGGTTTGCTGTGGGCAATCAAGGAATTGAAACCTCATGTGGTCATAAGTAACGGAGATGCATTTGACGGGGCCAGTATTAGTAGGCATGACCCGCTGGGCTGGTCAAAGACACCAACCGTCATAGAAGAGTTGAAGGCAGTGCAAACTCACTTGGGTGAAATTGAAGAAGCTGCCAAAGAGGCCCGCCACAATGCAAAGTTGTTGTTTACATGGGGCAACCATGACACCAGATTCGCCAACAAACTAGCTTCACAGGCCCCGCAGTATCAAGACGTTCAAGGGTTTAAACTACAAGACCACCTTCCTGCATGGGAGTTTGCTTGGGCGGTTTGGCCCACAAGCCAATGCATCGTTAAGCACCGATACAGGTCTGGTATTCACGCAGCACACAACAACACGGTCAATGCAGGAATCAGTATTGTTACCGGTCATCTACACTCGCTGAAGGTCACGCCATTTGCCGATTACAACGGTAACAGATATGGTGTAGACACTGGAACCCTAGCAGAACCCTATGGCCCGCAGTTTGATTATGGCGAGGGTAACCCGCTGAACCACCGGTCTGGGTTTGCGGTTCTGACATTCAAGGATGGTAAGCTTTTGTGGCCTGAGCTAGTTCACAAGTGGAGCGAGACTCAGGTTGAGTTTCGTGGACAAGTTATCAACCTATAGGAGTTTTCTCATGTACAAGTTTATGATGATTTTTAGCAACTACGCCGCAATGGAAGACGACGAGTTTGAAGCGTTCGTTGACTGCTTTGATGAAAATGAAGAATACTTCTATGACGAGGACGCAGAATGCTACTGCTGGTACGACGAAGAGTATGACGCATGGTACTGGCTCAACGAAGAGACCAACGAGTGGCTCTTGGTTGAAGAAGAGTCTGAAGACGAAGAAGATGAAGAGGAAGCTGAAGAAGCCTAATTAGGGTAAATCATCAGCATGGCATCCTGAACAGATGCCTGAATCTTCTCTATGACCTGCTCAAAAGGCAGGTCATATTTTTTGTGCTGACGAAGCACCTCATTTATTTCATTCAAAGCCTGCCAAGCATAGCCCGAGTGAATAGACTTGATGGCTTCTTCTGCATCATCAAAGGTTGCGCTAATCTTCATGCTGCACCCTTATTTCGTTTAAAGCTATATCCACCTCGGCCTGCGCCACCATGCCATCTTCATACCCTCTTGCATAAGAGTTTTGCTCCATTGCAATTAGCTGGTTAATCAGCCGCTGCTGTATGTCGCATATCTTCGTCAGGCTATCTAAAGCCAAATCTCGCTTGCTCATGTTTCTTCCTTTGGTTTAACGTTAACTTCTTCACTTGCACCGATGTGGTACACATTGCCTGCCTCATCTGTACACACACTATACATCCCGTCGATGTGATGGAACTTCAACTCCAGCCCATTCTTTAGCACAATCATGCTGTTTCTTGGCACGTCATATAGCTTCATGTGCGGTTCTCCGTGTATCTGTCGTACTCAATATTAAAAAGCTTGTTCAGTTCTGGAAGCATTCGTTCAATAATCTGTTGCCGCGTGAGGATGGTTGACCCATCGCTGTATGCGTAGCTGTTTACATCGTATGTAATCTGCGCTTGAGTCTGCTGCATGGCCTTGCCCATTGCGACTGCTTGTCTGTATGCCAATGTCTCATACGTAATCTCCTGCGGAGGCACGTAAATTTTCATCAGCGACTCTGCCCGCACAATGGCAGGGGCTGCTGCTGCTGCAAACATAGCCCCAAGGAAACCGCGTCTGTTAGTCATGTGTCTCCTTCACATAAAAGCTGGATTGGTCTCGGGCCGTAGCCCCCATAGTTTGTATCCCACGCAGTCTGTTGTGTGGTATGTGTAATCTTCCGTCAGCGCCTTTTGAGTCAGTGCATGGGCATCAGGGTGCTTGTCATGGCAAGGAAATCCCCCCGACCGCGTAATCGTGTTGTGCATAGCCCGCATGATTTGTCTATGTATCTCCGGTGTTGTTGGTTTACACGGGCACATGGCACATGGTTTCTCACAAGCCATTGTTTTTCTCCTTCAACATTTGCTCAATGGCTCGGGCAAATTCAAATTGCGTTGGTTGGGGTTTATTGATGCGGGGCATCGCCCAATATTTTTTATCAATCTCCTCATCTGTCAGCCCTACCCACGGTTTCTTGTAGACCTGTATGTCGTCGTCTTCTTCAATCATCACTTTATGCGTAGCGCGAACCATTGCGTCTTCAAAGCTTGCCCGCGTGTCGCGTTTAATTGATGCCAACTGCTTTTCAGCAAGCGCACCCCAATCTTCCTCTTGCTCCTGCGCTGGCTGTGCTATTGGGTAGCACGTCTCCCCAGTTTCTGCATCAATGTATTCGCACTGGAAGCATTGACCTTTGCAGTTTTTTAGATTGGGGCACTCGCCTTCCTGCGCTGGCTGTATGCGCTCAATTTCTTTGACCAAAATGTCAAACCACTCAGCAGTAGTTTTGCCTTTGCCCATACCTTCCATCGGCTTGATAGCAGGCCGTAGCTCCTTGATAATTTGCAGAACACGCGCCACAGGCTCTTGCGCTGGCTGTGCTGCATTGCAGATTTCGCATTGCTCTCCGCGCAACCACCCGTGCCCACACCGCCAATTGTTTCTGCGCCATTCATCTTCGTTCCACGGCTCCTGCTTGTCCGCAGCCATCTGCCGCTTGGCTTGATAGCCACCACCCCACATACCCTGCCTACGGGCAAGGTCATCAAACGCTTCGTCTTCTTCACTTTTCATATTGCCCTCCTGCAACTGCTGCCAAGTTCTTCCAATCCTCTGCTGTTAGCTTCCTACCCAGTTCACGCTCGTACTCCTTAACGACTGAACCAAGCCGCAACAGCCGGTCACACACTTCCCCCGCGCCGTACTTGGCGTTGAGTTCTTCCAATGCTTTCATGCTACGAACCCCCATACAACTGCAACGGTTGCAAGGACTACAAAAAACGTGATGAAGATGGTAAACGCTATAAAGAACAGGGACACCATTAAGTCTTCATCCTCGTCGTTCATGCTTTGCTCCTTGCTCTGATTGCTTTTGCCGCGTCATGCAACAAGAAATGGATGCCGCCCAAGCTGGTGTTGTCTTGTTGTATTGACTCAAATATCTTGGCGCATTGCTCTCGTTCATGTGCGGCTACCAACTCGGCAAAGCGTTGAAGCTGGTCAGCATTGCACCAAATACCATCGCAATCGTTTTTAATCCCAGCCCGTTTAGCAAATTCTTTGATGTTCATTTTTCGTCCTTCCATGTCCAGCCCAGCAACTTGTTGGTGAACCAGCGTTGTATCCATGATGGCTTGTGATAGATAGTAAAACTAATGTGCGGCGTTGCTTGCGCGTACAAAATCCAATGGCCCGCAGGCTTGGGCAGCTCCACAAATTGGTATGAGGGTCTTTCTTCTTGATAATCGGGCCAGCTACTCATTTGTCCTCCCTCGCTTTCAGCATTACGTCTGCCCACTCAAAACAACTAGCACAAAGCCCGGTAACCGTTGCACTTCCGCTGTTTATGGCTACACATAATTCGGGCATAGATAATTGCCCTTGTAATGCCAGCCCAGCGTAGTGGTCACGCAGGGTCATGTCCTTGGCATAGCCGCCAGTCTTTTGCATCCATGTGGGGTCAATGGTTGTGGTGTCTTCTTTCATGCTTGCTCCTTCAGTTCATGTAGTCGGTCATACAGCCGTGCAATACGGGCATCGTGGTACATCACCATAGCGGCGGCGTACTCTCTTGCAGACTCAGCTTCCAGCTTCTCCCGCTGCGCCTTTATCATTTCCCGCGCTGCCATCTCTAGCGGTGACGGAGGAGAAATCCACTGCTTGAACACTTGAATCATTTGATGTCACCTTTGGTTTTTTCTTTGCTGCCATTTGCTTCATTGTTGGTTGGTTCACCTTCTTGCGGTAGTAGTACTCACGGGCGTAGGTGCGTTTATGCTCTTGCTTCGCCGCATCAAGTATCTTCTTCCACTTGTTATCGTCACTGGAGCTACCCAAATCCTTGAACCTTGAATC